CGGCGCTTATTTAGTGTCCTGAGAACGCGTCTTTGTTCTCAGTAAGATGGTTATGATGTTCATTGGAACATCTAGTACCATCATTATACTAATCTTCACACGCGCGGTAAGTTATCACTCCCGCTCTCACTCTGTGAGGGTTTAAATTAGCTGTAGGATAGCTAGCACCTACAGGTTTGCACAATATATAACACAGTAAAATGTTTTTGTTTTTATTTTTAAAATTATTAGATTAGTGTCGCTTAAATACTATCTTGCGACGCATGCTTAACTACAGTAATAAACCAAAATTATGGTCTTACTTAAGCTAATTCTTTTTCGTCATACCCTAAGTGATATTTCCACACTATCCCTAGTTTGCTCTTTAACCTCAGCAATTCGCTTTGTTTAAAGGTATTAGTGGATATGTTTAATCCTTTCTCGGTAGACAGGTTTCTTAAAACCACGGTTGACACATCTTTCGTCCTAGCGGCTAAAGTCGTGTCAAGAGTCCTTGACGTTATAGTCATGTACTTCGTAACGAAGTACTTAATTAAGTCTTTATTGTCAAGATTTATTAAATCATGGCAGCTCAGTTTCCTAAGTTCGTCTCTTATGCGGGCGAGCTTTTCCTCTGCTTGTTCGAGCAAGTGCGCCTTCTTATTGATGTCACACTCGTTTTCTTCCCTTTTCGCGTCATTCACGTCGCTTTTTAAAGCTTGGATCCGAGTTGCTAAATCAGTGAAGTCCTCTATCCATTTGTTTACATCAATATCCGTTTCTGAAGTGGATTCGATGGTAGTAAGCAGGCTCACTACCATCTTTAGGTAAGTTTTATAGTAACCAACGTTGATGTATAGCTTCATACTAGAAAGCACTCAAAGGAATCTATAGAATACTTTTCGTAATTGATGAAGTTAGATAAATATTGAAACATAGATTGGTGCTGTGCGCCGTTATCCCAATACCCATCTAATTTCACCAAGGAGTCTTGGTACACCTCTGTGTCGTCGACCAGGATATTTGATAAGTTCATACGGAAAACCGCCCGCGAACTCACTGGACTTAGTATAAAATCCACGTAACTCAAACAGTTCGAATGACGATTTGCCACCGGAAGTAGTCTCGGGTTGCGCAGATTAGCAGAATGATACTCAGCCATGCAGTCCTCTATCTTCACCATAGTCAAGTCTCGACCGCAAGTTAGTTCATCTGACGATTTACCTCTTTTCATCAATAGACTATCCTCTAGAAACACGAGACAGTCCTCATTTCTGTCCGCGTCAACTAGTAAAACCACGTCACAAAGTGGGGTGGATTTTAACACGATAGCGTCACCAGATCGAGTGCTAGGCACTACGATGTTGACTTCCCCAAAGTTATGAGAAGTCATTGTTGAGAACGCGATCCTAATTCGTACAAGTTGGTGACTGAAGATGCACCCGCTCCAGTGACCGGGTTCAAGGCTCTATCCCTACCCCTGACTAGCACAGCTTGTTCGTGCTCTGTCAGCTCAGAACAATCAGAAATAAAATCGGCTTGTAGATACGAATACTGAGCAGGAATGCCAAGCTTCGTACACCTAACTAGCTTAGGGAGTTGCTGCGAATATGCCCTACAGACGCTCAGGTAAGCGTTAGCAAAACTACGACAGAACACCCGTATCTTATTAACTCTAGCGTTTAACTGTGGTAGCGAATTAATAAAGTTGAGTAAATCTCTTGCGTGCACTATGTACTTTTTCCCAGATAAGGTGTATTCCGCTAAAATCCCCTCCGTACTAAATGCTTTCTTTGAAGTGGTGCGAACAGCGCATGCGAATAGTATCATTCCAAGATGCAGGTCGATCTGCTCGCCCGAACCTTTAAGCACGTTGGTGATGAAGTCTGAGAACTTTCCCTTGATAGCTACGATATCTTCGGTTGAGGACACAATCCTTTCATCGTCGACTTTGTAAGAATCGAGAACGAGTACTTCGGATTCAACGTTTTTATCTTCGGCAGGCATTGTGACAAATGTTTATAAACTAAGTGCCCTAACAGAGTAACGGCACAAACACTCACGTACCACACGATATAATAAACTTCCGCCACCGAAAATACGACTATATGTCGTACAGACTCACTATCTCCCTAGATAAAGAAGACATATTCGACCGATTAATAGCGTGTTCCGAAGCTTTGTTTATAATGGCTCGTTCACGGTCGTTAAGGGCCGAAGACGACCCAGGTAAGAAATCAGCAGCTAAATAACCATAACCGTGCGGCGTTCCTCTCCTGCACGCCGTTCTGTTTTCGGCCATCTCCGGGTTCAATTTGCAAAAGTATACATATGGAGTTTCAAAACATGAAAAGAAAGCTCGCAACGGATTTGGTTTACGAAACTTCGCAAGCAAATGCGAAATGTGAGGGAATACGTCAGCGTCCTTTATTTGGTACGATACCCCACTCACCGAGTAAGAGTAAGAACCTGTATACCTTACCTTAGGGCTGGTGGTCACGACAGCGGCTCTAAACATCAGCATCATAAAGTGCGCCGCGTCTTGCTTACTGTCAGCTTTCGTGATTTCTCTTATTTTTCCTAACACACTAGGTAGCGCTTCATCCAACTCAGTCCGGGAAAAACTTGAATCTGACGATTGAGAGATAGTGTTAAGGTCTAATCCGGCGGCGAACTTTTCAACGATTTCACTTGTCAAGTCCTTTTCATTTAGTAAACTAGATGTGGAGTTGTCGTTTGAGACGGTCAAGGCCATCGATTTTCCGAGTGTTAGCGAGCGAAGTTCGCTTGTCAGTTTGCTTTACCAAAGAAATGGACCCGGGTTTGCGCAGTGCGCTACTCCTATTTACATTCAACGCACGATTTACGCACATTTCGTTCACCGAATCTCTAAGATTACATAAAATGAGTTTTTCCTCATCACTGATCCCCTTGTCAGGAATGTGTTTGTAATAGTCTATGTTAAGATACGAATACTCTCCCGGCACGTTTAATGCACTAATCTTCGGGAAACCGACACGCAACCTCTTAAAACACATGATGGCTTCAGCACCCAGCTTTCCACAGAACTGACGTCTTACATTAACGTTCATCCTACCTGTTTGTACCTTGTCGAAAAACGACTCGACCAGGGAGAAGTCAACAGGTTCAGTCGTAAGTTGGAACGGAGGTTTATATATGAGAGGCCTCGCAACTTTACGTTTAACAGCGGTGCGGTAAGTTCCATAGTAACAGTGGAAAGCGCACCACAGGAGCCCTAAATTAAGGGTGGGGTTGGCTTTCACTAACAGTGACGAAACATACTCCCTCATCAGTTTTATGTCGGCGTCTATGAGCACGTTTTCCAAGTACTTTGTTTGAGAGCCAATAACCACTTGCATATCGTTAAGATTCAGCAAAGGAAGGCGGTCATCAGTCAAATCGGTAAGGGTGAAGTCGAATAACAACCTATAATCCGGAGGATCACCGACCCACTGGAAGAACCAAATCTCCTCTATTACAGGTGCGTATGACGCGAGAAAAGTTATAAAGTTTTTGATATTGTTACTATAACTGGATACATATGCCGACTTCTCTTTGATGAAGTCGTATACCACTCCTCTTAAAAGATCATTGCAATTACCAGTAGGGATTGTTAGATTTGAGGGTTCATAGTAAGCTAAGCATTTAGACAGCATTTTGTCCATCATATTTGTTTCCCCTCTAAAGCTAGGCAGCCGCGACATATCCACCAGCATCAAACAGTGGGAAAGGTAATCCACGACCTTCGAGTGTACCGACTCTAACTTGTCCAGCTCACTGTGGCGGTCGAAAGTAATTTCTTTAAATCGATTTACGTCGTTAGGGTTGATAAACTCACCGCAAGAGTTTGAGAGACTCCAACAGTGTTCTATAAGATCCTGATCCGTATTAGCACCTAATCTTGACGTTATCTCGCTTATAGGGAATCTACACCCCACAGACTTGGCGTCTACGTCAATAAACGGATCCTCGCACTTATCCAAATCTTCACCGGTGTTAACGGTGCTGAAGCCTGATCGAGGGTCTAATCCGCTCTTTGACAACCATCCATAAAAGTTTTCACTAGCTAAGAGCAGAGCAAACTCCCGTTCAAACGAGCCGGGAGCTGAATTATTTATGTCCCCGGCCTTCAATGTAAATCCATTCTTAAATTTGAAATTGTTTGTCTGAGGCACTAAAGGTAAAGTGGTTGCTTTATTAAGATAGTCTTTCCAATCCTCTTGACCATAAAACCGACAAAACAGTTCGCCAAAGTACGACCTAGAGTAGTTGGCCATACGAGATGAGTTTTAATTATAAGCCCTGGGCCGTGCTGCGCACGCTTCTGGATCAGTCTAACTCTAACTTAAGCACACTTGACCCCCTCACCTCTTTTTCGATTTTGCCGTTAAGGTACTCATCGCATTCGTCCGCTTCTTCGGGTTTTACAGCAAATCGTTTAATGATGTCAACACGAGTTAAGGTTGAACTTTGAGATTGAAAGCGAACCATCTCGTCTTCGGATATCCTTTCCCTGGTGTGTATATAACGAGTCGAGTATAGAATATTCGCCACTCTACGATTCAGTTCGTCTGCCAACCTAACAATATCACGAGATGGTGACGGCATCCTTGAAAAGTCGTAAGGTCTGTCTTTCCCAACTACATACAACTTTCCTTGCGGCAGCTTAACCCCAAATTTAATAGTACCCACGCTGCTAACATTCACTTCTAGCACAACGGTGATCCTATTCGGTGAACTCTCGTTTACACCAATATCCCGTAATATGATGGAATTAGCGAATATTAACTCGTTTTTTCCACACTTCTTATGGTCCCCTTCAAACAGGGCTGCATAGAACTTAGCTCTAGCATTGACACCCATTAATGTGATGTCTCTGGTCCCCGAGAATGGTATAGGCGCCCCTTTGGGAACAACGACTATCGATTGGCATAAGTACGAAGGTATAGAGAGAGAGTGTGCAGCGCAATCTACCAAGAGCATGGACGATTCTTTGTCTAAGCATAATGAGTATAATGCACAACCCGCAGAAACAGCTGCGCGCGCATCAGGTAACATTATAACGTTAGCCACGAAGGGAACTGCTGATAGAACCGCCATCAAACCAGGTAAATAGGACGAACCCCCAACTGCTATAACACCGCACTTTCGGTGGTGGTCGATACTCGCAGCGCTCTGTGACGTGGCTGTAACGAATTTCTTGTACACATCATGCATTATCCGTATCGTCCGTTCGATAAACGGGATAACTACCCCGGACACATCTTCCACGGTAACTAAGACGCTTACAAACTTATCACCCACGGGAAGATCGTACTCAAACGACGTCAGAGCACTAGACACTTTTTCTTTAATCGAAGATATATCAATCGTGTAATCGACCGTACCGACTTTAGCTTTGCGGTGTATAAACTCTAATAGAGCTCTATCAACATCTCTGCCCCCCAAGTTCATATCTCCACCCGACGCACGCACTACGAAAGTGTTACTCCTCACAGAGACAGCCGAGACGTCAAACGTCCCACCACCAAAATCGTATACCATAACAAAGTTCATGTCCTTAGGTATCTTCCGAAAAGCGGAAAACGCGGCTGCAGAAGGTTCATTGATGATGTGCAAACAGTTGTATCCACTTAAAGTGACGCATTCCATCATAAAATTCCTCTGGATAGAGTTAAACGCTGCCGGCACAGAACAAACTACGCCACTACACGTCGTGTCGAACGATCTCTCACCGTCGCGAATAATACACCTCACAAAACTGGCCACCAAATCCGGTAAAGTCATTCTGAGTGCACTAGTGCCGTAATAATCTCCCATTAGTAAAACTCGAAAATCACAACCGTCAACACGCGAATTAATAGAAGTGTGATACTTCGGGTCTAATTTAGCCTTGTACTCTAAATAGTTATTCTCTGTGCACCCGATCCATCTCTTGAGGTCGCGAAAGAAAGCCCCTCGAACACTGCGATCATGCGCTAACTTCTCTGCGTCGTACCCGTACGCGACATTCCGCACGAAATCATGGAAAAACAGGTAAGTGGGAATGTATGCGCTGTTATTTTGCTTCAGCACATACACCTCTTTCCCCTTGAGTGCTGACAGCGTTGAAAATGTGGTGCCGAAATCTAAACCAAACACCACCATACCTTACGCACGAGAAACTTCCACTGAGTTGGCCGACTCGAACCTACGAGATGATCCGACGACAGATGTCTCGACTATATCGCCGTAAACCGAAGTACACGAGCGAGTAAATTTAAATACTAAGTAACTAACGGTCAGGCAGAAACATATAATTACCCAACCCAATAATAAATAAAGGTACGCTCTGAGAGTGTTATCCATCAGTTTTCGCTCACCGTTACCAAGCTATAAAATACTGTTCTCCAAACGGCGTTTGATAAACTTCTTTATAAGCACCGAGGTTAACCAATTTCTTATAGTATGAATTCATACGAGGTATCACAATCCACCCACTACTCAATTCAAACAGCTTTGAAAACGATGAAAAATTTGACGCTAAACAGTGGATAGACCGTAACGCAGGCAGAGCATAATCTGAGTTACAATTGTATTTAGCCATCATTAAGTAGTTTAATTTTTCAAGAACTCTTTCGTCACCTAAGTCTTTGGTGAGATCTTTGAACGATACAAATACTTCAAATAAATCTCTATCAGTAAGTTCCTTCCTAACGGCCCCCAACTTTACCATCAATTTGTAGGGATCGGGGACAAAAAAGGTCTTAAACCCGCAATGTACAACGAACTTCGAGCAAAAGTAAGGAACACTTGGAGATAAAAATTTTGTTTCGAACCCAGTTTCCGCACAGATGGCTTCAGCGTGGTTGGCGATCGGTTTATGAGAATACATCAAAGAATCGTCTCCACTTATAAACAAAGCTAACAATTCATCGACTTTGTAGTACATGCTTAGTATCCCCAAAGTTACCACTGAATTCCCTATCCAAGTATTCGAAGCGCCCGAGCGACGTTGATTTTTAACTTCGAAAGACAGCTTACTGTCAAGTGTGGTGGCTTTAGCGGAATATTCACCTTCCATCCACAGTTGTAATAGCTCTTCGTCAAAACCCAACAACAGGTAGACTTCCCTCTCGAATTCCTTCACGAAAATATCCTGAGATTTATCAAACTTTGAGAAATCCACTTCCCCAACGTGGAGGCCAGCGTCATCGCTTCCGACTAATGCGTTAACCACACGTGCAAATGAACGGTTGTCCATTTCAGTAAAGAACACTATATGCTTCTTAAGGCTACACATGAACCTATTTTTAAATTCATCAAAACAAGGTGAAAATAGCGAATTGACCGCTTTAGCATGGAACATAATGTTTTGAGCAGCTGAGTGCTTAGTTAAACAAGTTGAATCTAGTTTAACTTTAGCATCCCTCTTCACCATAAGTTTGAAATAGTGAATTGCCGTGGACAAATCCAACGGTTTAGTTAATTCACTTTGTAAAGCCTTTATCTGGGAGGCGTCCCTCTTTTGCATCCACTTCAAAAGAGCGCCGGTAGATAGTCGAATAGGTGAATTCTTGTACTCCAAAAATTTATCTGTGTTGAAACACCTTTCAACTAAATTCCTCGCCATCGCTTTACCAAATAGCGACGGTGACGAATATCTTTCACACGTTAAGAAATTGTAATTGCGTGACTCAAACGAATACAGGTTCTCCTGCAGTGATGGAGTACGCGGGGGAATAGCTTGAGATCTGATGATGCTAAACACGCTGATTAGTGTGATCGTCATACACCTTCTCATTACCAGCATCACGGATGACGATCCCATCGACTCCCGAGTCAAAAGGTTGGGAAGACATCTCAGCCGATAAGTCACCGAAATTGATCGCGTTACTCCCTGGTAAGACGTCGTTAAGAAACGAATTAATTGAGTCTAAAGGAGATGACAAGGCCTTACACCTACTGTCGTCAGGGTATTCGCCGACTATATCAACGCTGATAGACGAAGTCTCGAAAGACCTAGGCATGGTCCTAAATTTCTCGGCTATGTCTAGCATTGTATTAATCGCCGCACTCGTATCATCATAAACTCTACTACTTAAGACGTGGTAGCAGAGGGATTCCACATGCCTAGACAGAGCTACAACTATATGATTTAAACTGACGAACGGTGCATCCTCCTGAAACTTAGAGCGTACGAGGATCACCCTTTTAAAAGTCTCACCTTGCGCTTCGTGTACAGTGCTAACATCAACCCTCTTCTTCTCACGAGAAAACCGCCGGCTAATGTCAGACTTCTCGCTTTGAGTATACGTGAGATACTTAGCACCTTCGGTGTAAGGCACGTCGTCAACACTTTCGATCGGTGCGATTCTCACAGAACTCCTTCCAACTGACTCACGGTTGTTCGACGCAATCCGTCGGTCATATACCTTTGATAGCCACTCACACACGTCCCAGGGACATCTATACGAGACTTCCCCGTAGACTCTGCAAAAGTCTTGTATGAACCCGTCTATGTCGTGGTAAATCGTGCTAACCAATTCATCACGTTCAATGTAATGAATCTGCTTGGAGTCACCGAAAAGAATCGCGACCTTACACATCGTCTTATTGATGATAGCTAACACCTCCCCGGCGTGCACCATAAAACATTCATCAACGAAAAGGATGTCACAAGTGTCACCGCAGCGATTCATCAGGTATGAATCCATAGTCATGACTGACTTCTTGTCAAAAGCAGGTGAATCGCTGTCAATCAATTTCGATACGCGTTCAGTAATTTCAACCTGTGAATTCTTGTTCGCAGTTACTATGAAGGTCTTAAAGTCAACCCTCCGCTCTAGGTAAAGTTCTATAAGGGATGTAGTCTTTCCACCTCCGGGTGGTGCCTCAAACAACTTAATTTCGACGTCTAAATTCTTAAAAGTTAAGGTCGAATGCGACTCGCAACTCGCTAGAAACTCGTTGGCAGCTAGAAATTTCGTTTGTGCATGAAAAAGAGCCGGTTGGTTAAGTTGCATCTTGCAATCGTATGGTCTCAAACCGTTTCTGGAAAAGAAGAACTGATGATCGGCAAACGTTCCCCTTTTTACCAACCTCGACTCATGGTTCACGGCAGCACCCTTGGAAGGATCGTACACAAGTAAATCCACATCCTGATGGCAACCTGCCAATCTTCGGTCGAAATCAACGACCTCAAGTTCCTCATAATATGATAAGAGCTTCGAGTGAACAGAAAAGATTACCATCTCTTGAGCGTAGTAGAACTCGCGAATGGCCAGAGTACACTTCCGAAACGTACCTAAAGATCCGCTAGATAGCGATGGAACAGTAGAGCTTATATTTTGCAAGTTGAGAAATTTACAGCACTTAGAACTGTTTCTCATCTTCCTAACGGGTCGAACAACCTCGTTACTCGACCGCGCCGCGTCCTCAGCATTCTCCAATATGTCTGCCACGTACGGGGTCAGATCAGCACGCTCGATTTCCTCGGAACGCTTAGGTACGTCACACTCCGCAACGCGCGGGAGCTCAACTTCTGAACCACCATCCTCACGGGTATCGGCGCGATCCGGCGTCGGCAAAAAATTCTTAAAAGTGGCGTCCAGGTCGTGTCGTAACTCGGCTATGTTTTCGTATGAGGTTATTATCTCCCCTCGAGACACACAAGTCGCCTCACGCGCTGACACCGCCACTCTACGAAACAACTGCCGGTTACCTTGAACCGTAGGTTCTCCATACAGCAGGCGCGTAAACAGCTCCTCAGCTTTCAACACGTAAGAGAACAGAGACCTGAAAACGCAACTTCGCCGAGCAGATCTCAGCTGTGAGAAAACCCTTAGCAGTCTGATAGACGCTAATTTAGGGTCGCGCAGTAATAACAAAAACGCGATGGCTTTAGATACAACACCCGCTTGTTCGTTACCGACAATAGAACTCAAAAATGAAGATAGAGAAAATGAGAAGAAAAACCTTAAGAGCGACATGCGACATAAACGCCGCATTAACCAAGCTAGTGCTCGAAGAAAAAGAGAGAGTATACTGCAAGGATGGCCACCCCCTCGCAAACCGCTTACGATTCTCTCCCTACTTTCGAAGTAACTCAAATCAGGGAACGATCGCGACCCAAAATCATCGTCGAGTAGCTCCTCTATCTCTTGCTCAGAGCGTGCGCTCGGGGTATTCACTTCGTCGATATGCACGAACACATCAGGCCGAGCTTTCCCCACTACCATTAATTCGCACGCGTATGATTCACCGAACGAAAAGACGATCATTTTCGAGATAATCTTAAGAGCAATGGTTAATGGATGTCCCGAGTGCAAGTAAAAATCTAATAAATAAAGAGGTAGCTCAAAAAAGAGAAACTCTGAGCTACGACAATCTTCGGCAACCCTACCGAGGCAAACCCGAAGCACACCAGTAACTCCACTAGCACTGTAAGTCGGGCCAATGACCATACCAAACGCAAAGACTCGTGCCCACAACATAGCCCCGAAGTTCTCGACAGCGCCGATAATGGGCACCTCTCTAAGCGCTCTACACCTTAGAAGTTCCCGCCTAATCTCGTAAAGAGAAGAAATCATCGTACTTAACGAGAAATCCTGAACTATCGTCCCCATAAGATATTTCACTTCTCTCACTAAGAAACGCCACACAACTCGCATTGCTGCTCCAGAGATTCGAATAACGGAAGATAATACCGACGGTATTCCACCTCCGCGTAATCCTCCTCGATAACTACTTTCGCAGTCAGAGTCTGCGCTATAGTAAACGTCACTATCTCCATCGAGCGCTGAAAAATGTTTTGAAAAACCATACACTTTCTTCACAACGCGGGAGACTTTGCGATAAGAGTTAGCCGTCGTCTTAAAGACGGTATTGTCGGTCACACGTCCACGCAGCCCATCCAACGTCTTAGATACCGCAGCGCTCACTCTTTCAGAAATATACTCGTCCACCCTGGCTAATAGATGGTTGAGTGATTCGTCAGTTCTCTCACGTATAGTAGAGATGAGATCAATTATCCACTCTTTACAGTGCATAAAATGTCCTTGAACGTTGTGTACAAACAGTCTCGCGATATACTCAGCTGCGCTTAAATCACTGACACCATGCTTAACTATACCCACGTACTCGCAAAGATCGTCATCAAAGAAACTAACGATTAGTTTCCTAACAAACATCGGTATCAGCGCCGTTAACTTAACGAAAGAGAAAAGGGTCATATCGTAACCGTCCAACACTCCATCAGCGACAAGAGAGGAGACGGTTCTTATGAACATGTCCTTGAGCAACGTATCCGCAACGCCAATCTTCAGTGAAATTAAAGAATTGAGAGAATGTTCAAAAATCATATCAAATAAGATCCTATTGAATAACTGAGATTTTGTCAACTCCCCACAAGCATATCGCTTCAAGTCGTAGATCATTCGTTTTAGCACTATGGCAAACGATTCAAATGGGAGGGCCTGCTGCCCTTCGAAAAACGACCAATCTTTAACGAGTTTGAAAAACTCCAACAAAGGTTCAAAATACAATTTAAAGCTCCCCCCAAAGGCTACCAGTTTACTCGACAACTCAGAGCACAACGTCACAAAGTTACCTAAACTACTAACCCCTTTGCTCGAACACGCCAAGTACAGCTCGTAAAAGAAACAGGCTGTTCTGCGAGTTTTTGCGGAAAAACACTCTATAGCCTTACCAATTAAATTGGTCAACTCGTCCGTAGATAGGTAACTAGATACGGACCTAATTAAAGCAAACACTCGTCTTAATAACGAAAAAGCTTTCCCGCCGTACACGCTATCGAGGAGTTTCAAGAGCATCTGTCTGTAAAACGTCGAGCTGGATAAGCAAACTTTTCCTAAAGCGGTTCGAACGATTTCAAACAGTTGGGGCGATGTCATGTTAGACCCTCCGTACAGCCCACCTGACCTCTGTTTGCCGTCGACCGCGCGCTTCACATGGGGAGGATTATAAAGCTCACGTACGCGCTCCTGAATCAAAGCGTCCGTGGTGTCTCTTGTGCTCCTATCAGCTAACATTATCTCAGGTTCATTGATTGGAATCGCTCCGAAACCGCTGGTTCGAATTCTGACGGTGAGTTCGGAATAAACATCGAGATACTCCAAGGAATCATCGATATCCAAAAATTCCATCAACAACGAATCAGCGAACACTTTCCGAAAGGTATCACATACAAACTTATTCATTTGTCTCTTTATATCTTTCAGTTTCTCACTGATCGTGAAACCGACAATTTCACAAAACGAGGCATCGCCTGCAAACATGCTGATATTCTTAGCTAAATATTCAGACGCCACCCGGGACCTAACACCAGCTGCAAGCATCACGACGACAAACGGTTCCAAATTCTCCAAATTAATGGACACATCCCTATGTATTATTTTTCCGCTGATCACAACACGCGACTTGCTACTCTTAACAAAATTCCACGTCCATTCGAAGGTTTTTGAGTTAATCACGCTGCAATTACCCACTACGTACTCGTACACCCTCTCGACGAACTTACGGTCCACGTAGATCAGATCCACCCCGGGAAGACACTTGCGGGATTTCTTACAAAATCTAGGAAGTTTAACCTTAACTAAATCGAGACAACATCTCTGAAACCGAATCGTTTTCTCACAATCCATAGCAGGACACACATCCGACCGGGTGACGACATAATAGTTAACCCCACACCGGACTTCCACCATTTCCACCGAAAAAAGGTGGTTATTGAGCAGTAATACGGGTGTGGTCATGTAAGAAAGAATAACGCTTAAATCATGGGTGTAACAGGATGCACCAAATTTATAGGTGATTGAATCCCCATGAACGTCAATCGAGATATCACACCCCAGTAAATCGTGATGAAAGCACTCGCGTTTATCTAAAATTTCACCAGGCGTCACCATGGTTATGTGACAAACACTAGCGTTCTTCTTAATCATGGCTTCACATAATTCTCGCAAAGGTATATCATACACCTGCACCATCATCATAGATGGAGTTTCGTGAGTGCACTCAGACACGGTTAAAGAGCATGAAGAGTGAAGGGAATTCACGTACACATTACTCTCAGGCTCTTTCGACGATCCACGTCCGCTCTTCTTAAATTCAAAGTTTCTGATGACTCTACGCTGAGCGTCCTTACTATCTAAAACGGGACGACACACGTGAACCCTTTTCATCTTTGAGTTGTGATAGTGATATAGAGGACAACCACCGATATCAGACACGTTATCACCACATTTGTCCACCAGACAACTGTTCTCTAAAAACCGACTGGCAGCGGCCATAGGATGATCAGAATGAGAAGAATGGGTGAAAAGCAAGTCGTACTGAGGGTAATCCCGAACCAAAACCGTTTGTTGTTGCTCAGTTAGGTGAAACGGTACTCGGCGTTCCGGTTTGTCACTTTGGGACCTCTTTAGCCTAGAAATATGATCCACCAAATCAACTTCCAACTTCTTCAGTAGAAGCGAATCTTTGTGACCTCTAGCCGTATCAATGAGTTGAGCGATCATCCGCTCCTTCTCGAGAGGTGATACAACGTTTGGTAAATCCTCGTTCGCTCCCTCCGTTTCTCCCCCTATCCGTGAAAAACGAAGTCGCCTATACGAACCCCAGTGGACGCGTCCCTTAAAGTTATCACAATGAAAAGTGGACGCCGCCGAAAAATATCCCATCAAGCCAACGCGCGTAGCGGGAAACGAGAAATACTTACCCACAGTCGCGATAAAATCGGAAAACCGCGGGTATTTTCCCAATTTAAGAAAGGTACCCCTCGCTGACGAAAAAGAGTGACCAGAAATTAAGCAAAGGTACCATAAATGGTTTAGATAGCAGAAACCCTTACTTGCGCTAAACCTGCGAGCGAGGGGACCAGCGAACTTCTTCTCTAAATGCATCCGGTACATCGATAAATAGTCGCGCGAAGCAGGCAAACGCGCAATGACGACACCGTCGCCTACACGCCTGATAATCACCCGGTCATTGGAGTACGGTAAGGCATTGTAACACACCCCACCGCACTCAAAAGAAGAGAAGAAGTCATTATCAAAAGGATTGTAGAAGGACAGATAATCCTCGATAGAAAGTTTGAATTTATCGAAGCTCGATAAATGGCGATAGTGTAACCCTATCTTACCGCGTATAGCTAGGGGTTCGTTGTCCACAAGCTCAAACAAACTCTTAAGTTTTCGCTTGGGTAAGGATATCACACCGCTAAGAGGTCTTGCGGAAACAGAAAGCGGTTTAGTTTCAACTGAAACACGGACTTCCGAAGCAGGATGACCGATGGTTGAAACCACATCACACTGCCCAGCGGTAAACGGAACGAACTGAGAAGTGCGTGTATTGATAATGATCGGTTCCGCGGTCCCGAATTGAATAGTCACAAGGTCCGCCGCTAAAACCTTGGGTGATATATAAGTACATATATCATCGATGGGTAGTACATTAATGTGGTTCTTCTGTTGCACGAAGGTGCTCTTCACTCGCGAACGAAGGGGCGTTTCACCTATACGCCCTTTACGGAAAAAGTTTTTCCGCGAAAACGGAGTTGACCGTAGCAGATACGCTCCGCCGTCATGGGTCACACCCGTGATGATGGCACCACGGTTCAGACTCAAAACACAACGGTCGACGATGATGCGATCGCCGTTAGATGGGTTAATAATCATTGTTTTCGAGTGTTTTCGGTCATGGAACTGTCGAGTGACATCAAAGCCGTGAGGGCCGCCAATGGTGACATTGCGGCGAACCGGGCACTTAGAGGGACTGTCTTTGATAGTACCGTCAACTTTTGCATACAACACGCGGTTAGGCGAGGTATCCGAGATCACGGGACTAGAGATGACGACCTTATTGAACCAAGGCCCGTAAGAGGGAGTATGACTCCGGTTCACAGAAAAAGGGACTTTAGAGGCGACAGACGCCTTCAAGAGGGGGCAAGCGCGAACACCGTCCCCGATAGCAGACACGGGGACTATGGCACCTTCACTGTCGGCTGAGTAACAAGCCGGCAGGTCAAAAGCGCGACAAGCGCCGGTGGGGACAACACCGAAAGCAGAAAAGGTGAATGACACCTCAGGTAACTCAAGGTTACCGATGGTGAAAACCGGGACAGCAAACACTGCGAGAGCCATGATCGCACGCAAAAGCACAACGAGCAAAGCGACAAAAGTAACGGGACAGTAAGTTGAGGCACGTGAAATGAGCACTTGAAAGCGAAAAGGCAACGAATGCACCTACCACGCAGGGACGTGAAAGGAGGGAAAGGTGTGCAGACCAACAGGCGGGCACACAAAACGGTTTGTTTAAAACC